ATTGAGAAGAAAAAGGCCGAGGAGCAAGGGTATACCCTAACCGATGATGATCGGTATCAGGTATTGGAGATCCACGTAGACTGGGACATGCCGGGGTACGAAGATGAGGTTCCTTTGCCGTATGTGGTCACGGTTGAGCGGGGTACTCAAACGGTTCTGGCGATCCGACGAAACTGGGAAGAAGGCGACGACAAGAAACTCAAGCGCCAACATTTTGTTCAGTACACGTACATTCCTGGATTCGGGGCTTACGGTCTCGGTTATATCCATCTTATCGGAGGATACGCAAGAGCCGGAACCTCCATCATCCGTCAGTTGGTGGATGCCGGAACTCTGTCCAACTTGCCCGGTGGCTTGAAGTCTCGCGGACTTCGGATCAAGGGCGACGACACTCCGATTGCTCCGGGCGAGTTCAGGGATGTGGACATTCCTTCGGGGAGTGTGCGTGACAACATCATGCCGCTTCCTTACAAGGAGCCGAGCCAAGTTTTGTCGATGCTGCTTGAGCGCATCACGGAAGAAGGCCGACGCCTTGCGGCTATTGCTGATTTGAAGGTCAGCGATATGTCCGCCCAGGCTCCGGTGGGAACCACGCTGGCAATTTTGGAGCGGCAACTCAAAACCATGAGCGCCGTCCAGGCGCGGGTTCATGCCTCGCTTCGGATGGAGTTCAAACTTCTAAAGGGAATCATCCGAGACTTCCTGCCAAGTGAGTATCCCTACACCCCGGAAGGTGGGGATCGGTCGGTCAAGCAGGCTGACTACGATGTAGTGGAGGTAATTCCTGTTAGTGATCCCAACGCCGCCACGATGGCGCAGCGGATCATGCAGTACCAAGCTGCACTTCAACTGGCTCAAGGTGCCCCACAAATTTACGATCTGCCTCAGCTTCACCGGCAGATGCTTGAGGTGTTGGGTATTAAGAACGCCGACAAACTTGTCGCCATCCCGGAAGATCAGAAACCTCAAGACCCGGTGACGGAAAACATGAATGTTTTGAGAGGCAAGCCTATCAAGGCTTTTGCTTATCAAGACCATGAAGCTCACATGATGACGCACCAGTCATTCATGCAAGACCCAAAGGTTATGTCCACCGTTGGGCAGAACCCTATGGCGCAGGGCATGATGGCCGCACTCATGGCGCACATTGCAGAGCACGCTGCGTTTGCATACCGGGCTCAGGTTGAGATGGCCTTGGGTGTGCCTCTGCCCACGCTGGATGGGAATAACGAAGCACCTATTGCACCTGAAGATGAAAAAGCCTTGGCTCCGCTGATTGCTGCAGCCGCTCAGAGGACGATGGTGCAGAACCAAGCGATGGCCGCGCAGATGCAGGCCCAGCAGCAGGCTCAAGATCCAACGATCCAGATGCAACAAGCTGAGTTGCAGTTGAAGGCCGAAGAGTTGAAGCGCAAAGAAGCGGATAGTGTCCGTGACTTCCAAATTGCTCAAGGCAAGTTGCAAATTGAACAGGCAAGACTTGCGTTGGAGGCACAAAGGAATAAGGGCGATGATCCTCGGCTAAAGGCTGTCATGGCACAGCAGGACATGGTTCATAAGGAACAGTCTCATCAACAGAAAATGAGACAGCAGGCACAGCAAGCAGCCCAACGGGAACAGCAACAACGGGCAGCGCAATCTCGCCCGAAATCTAAGGAGTAAACATGACCACTGCGTTTGACGTGGTTATCAAGGAACTGGAAGAGCGCCGCGAGTCCATCGCGCAGGCGCTTATCTCAGGTGCGGCAAAAGATTTTGCCGAGTACAAATCTTGCGCAGGAGAAATCCGGGGTCTTTCACTTGCGCATTCCTATATCACCGACCTCGTGCGAAAAATGGAGCAATCTGAAGATGAGTGAACTACTCCTGAGCGACGGCCAAAACACCACCGTGTTGCCGCAAACCGACGAGGAAAAGGCCCGACAAGTGCCTGATCCTGTGACCTACCACTTGCTCTGCGTTCTGCCAAAAGCGGAGGAAGAGTACGAAAGTGGTCTGGTCAAAGCAGGGCAGACCATGCACTTTGAAGAAGTGATGAGCCCAGTTCTGTTTGTCGCCAAGATGGGACCAGACGCTTACAAAGACCCACAGCGGTTTAGTAGACCTTCATGCAAGGTGGGTGACTTTGTGCTGGTTCGTCCCAATTCTGGTACGCGACTGAAGATCCACGGCCAAGAGTTCCGCATCATCAACGACGATAGCGTTGAGGCAGTCGTCCAAGATCCACGCGGCATCAAGCGGTCATAAGGAGTAGATCATGACGGAATTCCAATTCCCCGACGAGATCAAGACTGAGAAGAAGGACGCGCCCGAAGAACTTCAAATTGAAGTTGAAGGCGAAGCCGAGATTGAAGTCGTTGACGACACTCCAGAAGAGGATCGCAACCGAACTCCAATGAAGGAGGCACCTGCGGAAGTTACTGAGGATGAACTGTCTCAGTACTCCGAAGGGGTCAAGAAGCGAATCCAGCACTTTTCCAAGGGCTATCACGACGAGCGCCGCGCAAAAGAGTCCGCGCTGCGTGAGCGGGAAGAAGCAGTACGGCTGGCTCAAACTCTTGTAGAGGAGAACAAACGACTACAGGGTAGTTTGGGCCAAGGTCAGCAGGCTTTGCTGGAACAAGCCAAAAAGGTTGTTGCCAACGAGGTAGAACAGGCCAAGGTCAAATACAAGCAGGCATATGAAGCGGGCGATTCAGATGCGCTTGTAGCGGCTCAGGAAGAATTGACTGCTGCCAAAATTAAGGCAGAGCGCGTCAATAACTTCAAACCTGTTGCAAAGCCTGAAGAAACTGTGGTACAACCCGCTCCAAGCCCTGTTGTGCCCAAGGTTGATCAGAAGGCCCGTGCGTGGCAAGAAGCCAATCCGTGGTTTTTGACTAACCGGAAGATGACGGCAGTGGCGATGGAAGTTCACAATGAACTTGTGGAAAGTGGTGTAGATACCAACAGTGACGAGTATTACCAGCGCATCAATCAAGAGGTGCGCCAGATCTTCCCAGATGCGTTCCCCTCTGAGAAGCCGGTCAAAAAGTCCGTTGTAGCTCCTGCCACGCGAAGCACAGCGCCTAGGAAGATCGTGTTGACGCAATCACAAGTTCAAATCGCCAAGCGGCTCGGACTGACGAATGAGCAGTACGCCCGTGCGGTTGCTGAAGAAATGAGGAAACAAAATGGCTGAACGTAACCCCCGTGAACTGGACACCCGAGCAAAGGCCGAGAGGCCCAAGCAGTGGATGGTTCCTGATGTGCTTCCTCATGTGAATGAGGAGCCTGGATACGCCATGCGTTGGATTCGGGTCAGTACCCTTGGTAACGCTGATCCTCGCAATGTTTCCATGAAACTTCAAGAGGGCTGGGAGCCCGTTAAAGCTAGTGATCACCCAGAGACGTATGTTGCGGAAACCGGCGCGGGCCGCTTCCCGGACAGCATTCAAATCGGTGGCCTGATGCTTTGCAAAACACCGAAGGAGTTCGTTGATCAGCGGTCTGCTTTCTTTCAGCGTCAAGCTGATGGGCAGATGGCGTCAGTGGACAACAACTACATGCGCGAGAGCGACCCCCGCATGCCTCTTTTCCGAGAGCGCAAGTCTGAGGTGTCGTTCGGACGCGGTGCTTAATTCAAGGAGTCTCACATGGCCTACCCCTCGGTAGACGCCCCTTACGGGCTAAAGCCGATCAATTTGATCGGTGGGCAGGTGTTTGCGGGTTCTACCCGTTCCCTGCCGATTCAGTACGGCTACGCTACGGACATCTTCTACGGTGACTTTGTGGTGTTGTCTCGCGGTTTTGCTACTCGTGCATCGGTTTCAACCGGCACTGGTGTGAACCAAGTTACCGGGGTTTTCCTCGGTTGTTCGTACACCGATCCGGTGACAAAGCAAGAGCGCTTCTCGCAATACTGGCCCGCTTCCACGCTGGCTGGTGATGCGGTCGCTATTGTTTGCGACGATCCGGACACGGTGTTCAAGGCTGTGGTTTGCTCGGCTACTACGGTGGTTGCTTCTGGTGCTCTGGCACTGGTGGGCACGAACCTGTCGCTGATCAACAACACCGGCAACGTCAACACTGGCAACTCGGCCAACGCGGTTCTGGCTCCGACTGCTACCCCCGTCTCTACGATCCTTCCGGTTCGTTGCGTCGGTGTGGTGGATGACACGGCCTTCAGCGTGACGGCCTCGGGTTCTTCGTCTGGTACGGCCATTACCCTCACGGGTACGGGTCTGCCTGCGGCGATTCCGGTTGGTACTAACGTGGCGTATGTTGCTTCTAACGGGCAACTGATCCAAACCTTGTCCTTCGTGGCAACGGCGGCTTCGGCTGGCGCGACCTCGGTCACGCTCAACGCAGCCATCGCAGTTCCTGGCGGTGTCACCGCAATCCCGGCCTCGTCCACCATCGTGTTCACCCAGTACCCAGAAATTCTGGTGAAGATGAACCTGCTGGTCCACGGCTACTACAGCAGCGCAACCGCCTAAGGAGTGAATCATGGCAATTTCACGTGCCCAACTACTGAAGGAACTCCTGCCTGGGCTGAACGCTCTGTTTGGCATGGAGTACAAGTCCTACGGTGAAGAGCATAAGGAGATCTACGAAACGGAGACCTCCGAGCGCTCGTTTGAAGAAGAGACCAAGCTTGCTGGTTTCTCTGCCGCCCCGGTGAAGAACGAAGGC